GCCGTGTCCGTTGCCGTGGTTACGGACACAAACGGCGTCTTGATTGGCTCTTCCACCAACCTGATCAAGAATAATGCGATCGCGACGACCAATACCGTTGCCGCTCAGGTCACCGCTCAGGTCACCACTCAAGTTGGCCCGCTTCTCCTCCAAGCCACCAACTTCACACTGGTCACGTCCAACTCCCTCTTGGCTTTGGCCAGAGCCTCTGATACGGTCACTTCCAATGCCCTTGTCACATTGGCTTATACTATCGGGGCCAACTTGACAAACTTGTCATATGCGATTGGACTGGCAGGAACTAATCTTTCATATGCCGTTGGAGCGGCCGCGACCAACTACACGCTGGCCGCATCAAACATTCTTTCCGCATTGGCCTACACGATCGGAGCCAACTCAACCAATTATGCCAATGGAGCCACCAATGGCCTTGCGGCTTCGGCTACCTTGAACTTGTTTTCTGTGGCCAACTCGAATCTGTCATATGCGATCGGGTTGGCAGGAACTAATCTTTCATATGCCGTTGGAGCGGCCGCGACCAACTACACGCTGGCCGCATCCAACAATCTTCTGACTTTGGCCAGAGCCTCAGACATCACAACTTCCAATGCACTGGTCACATTGGCCTATGCGATCGGTGCCAATTCAACAAACTATGCCAATGGAGCGACCAATGGCCTTGCGGCTTCGGCCACCCTTAATGCTTTCTCCGTGGCAAATTCGAACCTGTCATATGCCGTTGGAACGGCCTCGACCAACTACACACTGGCCGCATCCAACAATCTTCTGACATTGGCCAGAGCTTCTGATATCACGACTTCCAATGCCCTAGTCGCATTGGCCTACACGATCGGTGCCAATTCAACCAACTATGCTAACGGGGCCACCAATGGCCTTGCGGCTTCTTCAACTGTTAATGCCTATTCTGTCGCGCTTTCCAATCTAGCCTATGCCGTTGGACTGGCCGGAACCAATTACACGCTAGCCGCATCAAACGTTCTCTCGGCCCTGGCCTACACGATCGGTGCTAACGCGACAAACTATGCCAACGGAGCCACTAACGGGCTTGCCTCATCTTCAACCCTTAATGCATTCTCCGCGGCAAATTCGAACTTGTCATATGCGATTGGGCTCGCAGGAACTAATCTATCCTATGCCATTGGAACGGCCTCCACAAACTACACTGACAAAAGACAGTATGGCTCTGCGATCCTGACCAACCTTTCTGGCACGGGTGCCATGACCAATGGATTGATTGCGGGCGGGCAAATGAGGTTGACCACTAATGGAGCAAATCAGGTCGTGTTTGCAGCCTCCACCAACCTCACCGCCCTTGCGGCTGGTTCTGCGACACTGGGAAGCCTGAGCGTGACAGGCCAAATAGTTTCAGGATCGATATTAGCTACTCCTGGTGGTATCGGCGCGCCAGTTATTACCGTAAGCCTGGACCCTAGCTCTCGACTTGCGTTTGTTGATCGTGATCCAGCTTCGGGGCAAACATTATACCTGTATAACACCAATCAAATTTTACACCTTTACGATGATCTTTCTCTTGGAGACGTTGCAATTATTTCTCAGTACACGAACTATTTTTCAGGTCCGGTTAGATCTGACACTAAAATGCTCGCGCCATCCATGACCGCTAACGGGTCTGGAGCATTTGGATTTGAATCCCGCCTGAACGCTGGAGTCGGGAATCGATACTTCAGGTCCGTCAACACGGCATCAGGGGGTAAGACTTGGGACATGGCTATCCAGAGTTCGGACAACTCCCTCCAACTCTACAATGCGACGGATGGTCTGATTGCGCTATCAGTGTCAACCAATGGCGTGGTCACGGCTCCTTATGGATTAACGGCCACCAATGGATTGGCCTCATCTTCAACCCTCGATGCATTCTCCCTGGCAAATTCGAACCTAGCCTATGCCATTGGGACGGCCTCGACCAACTACACGCTGGCCGCATCCAATTCTCTCTCGGCCCTGGCCTATGCGATTGGTGCTAATTCAACAAACTATGCGAATGGAGCTACTAATGGATTGGCCGCATCCTCCACGCTCAATGCCTTCTCCTTGGCCAACTCGAACCTGTCATATGCGATCGGGCTGGCGGGAACTAATCTGTCATATGCCGTTGGGTCGGCCTCGACCAACTATGCTAATGGGGCCACCAATGGCCTTGCGGCCTCAGTCACACTCAATGCTTTCTCCGTGGCAAATTCGAACCTCTCGTATGCTATTGGGCTGGCTGGAACTAATCTCTCGTATGCCGTTGGGTCGGCCTCGACCAATTACACGCTGGCCGCATCCAACATTCTTTCCGCGTTGGCCTACACGATCGGTGCTAATGGGACAAACTACACAGACGTCAAGTCTTCAAACAACGTGAGGGTGGTGGTGGGGACAGGTCCAGGAACAATCACGACGGCGGGATCATCGGGTATCCAGACATACACGATCAACTTCCCTGCGACCAACGGCTATGTAGACCAGACTATCACAAATGGTTTGGCTACGACAGCTTACGTGGATGCGGCCACCAACGCCACGGTCATCTTGGCCACCAACATATTTGCTAATCTATCTGGACCTTCTCAATCGAACTTCATCTCGTCTGTGCGCCTAGCTGGATCAAATTATGTCACGGCTTCCATCACCAACGGTTTCGCCACCACGGCCTATGTGGATGCGGCCACCAATACGCCACTGATCACGGTCGCGTCAAACGTCGTTCGCCAGATCGTAACCCAGCTTGCGGCCACCAACACCACGGCCAACACCAACATCACGCTTAACTTCAATCAAGGTGCCCAGGTCCTGTACACAACCAACAACTTCTCCATCACCAATTTTGCGGGCCTATCATCCACTTCAGGCGAGAAAAACATCACGCTCCGTGTGATGGCTCAAGGCACTATCACGGTCGTGTATCCCACCCTCGGAGCGCCTTCGTTCGGCGTGTATGCTTGGACCAATGCCAATGCGCCGATGTGGACAACGCTCACAAACGGAAAAGCTTACATCATCTCCATCACGGCACAGGACACCAACCTGTTCTCAACCATCACCCTCTGGCAATAATGAAAGCGCCTCTCCTGTATCTCTTTGCCTTTGGTGCGGCCCTTGGAATCCTGTCTGGATATGCGCAGCTCGCCCCGACCAATCCATTCTTTGTGGCCTCGGTCTTGAGGCGACAGGCTGTGGCTGTGGCGCTCCCAACTCCACTGATCTCGTACGATGGCGTGACCAACGCTTCCGGTGAGATGGTTGACGCATCCGGGAACCTGAATGCCAAAGGGTTCCCCAACCTGCCCACGATCACCAACTATGTTGACGCTAATTCGGCCACATACCCGAATTCATTCAACATCGACACCGCCTCTGGGTTTGCCTTGTCCAACTCGTTCTCGCCGTCTGGTAAATGGCCGACCGTGTCAGGAACGCTGGCCATCAAGATGCTTGGAAAATCCACCAACATCTCGAGCCAGATGAGCTCGTTGTTCTGGACGGCCGGAGGGAGAAACTCTTTGTTGCTCCCGCTCCGACGCTCTGGATACACCCAAACACCTTACGTGCAATGGCCAGTGTTCACGGGAACTAATCAATCAGGCGTGCTCTATTCCGTCGCCATCCCGAGCACCTACGGTGCGGCCGGGACCGCATTCACTCTCAGGAATGATGACCTGTTTCACTGGTACGTTTTCTCCTGGGGTCCATCCACCACGGTCATTGCGTTTGACTCCACGATCTCGACCAACGTTAATGCGGTCGTGATGACGAGCAAAATTGGCTCGGATAATAACGTGGACTATGCGACCTCGTCCAAGTTGGTCATTGGACAAGCAAGCGCCGAACTGTCTCATGCCGTCATCAACAAGTGGCAGCTCTATTCAACACAACTCACGTCAAATCAGATTGCAATCTTGGTCACTCAATAAAAGCATGAAAAAGCTAATCATATTGTGCGCGTCACTCCTGTTCGCTGGCTCATCACCCGCTCAGATAACATCCGTCACCAACACACTGGGCACGGCCTCAAAGACTATTTCTGATTCCAATATGGGATCCATCATTGCCGGGGTTAATGCGATGGGGATTGGATCGGGGGTCGTGACCACCTCCAATCTCGACCAGGCCACGGTGCTGGCCGATGGTCCTGGGAGCTATCGAGTGTTTGTTGGCCTGCGCCCAACGATCACAAGCGTGACCAACATTTCAGACACGGGCATTGAGTCGGTCACGGAAAAAACCGTGAGCACCCTGGTGTCTCCTATCTCCCTTGATTCGACCAATATGGAGGCAATCTTTGCCATGGCAATAGGCCAAGTTGGAAACATGTCACCCCCACTAACCATCACCAATTTCATCTCGCTCACGCTTGGAAAAAGCACTAATGCACCAGGAGGATCCTGGCGCCTAACCGCAATCATGGAGAACAAATAATGAAACGCCTACTTGCACTTTTTGCCGCGACGGCGGCCATCGCACAGGAGGAGAGCTTTCCTCCTCTCCCCGTCCCTGGCACCAATGTTGTTGCCGTGTCTAGTCCATTTCCTCTTGGCCTTGGAGCACCTCGAACAAATGTCGTGGCCATCGCGCCCGTCCTGATTAACGGAGCTGGTCCGGGCGAGTGGTATCAGATGATTCGGTTTGAGACACTCGGAACTAATCCTGTCCCTTGCGCGGCCGGGTCCTCCAACTCCACATTTGTCCTGTACTATGTGACAAATCCTCCGGCCGCGATCGTGATCACCAACACACCTACACCTCCTTGATCCATGAATAAAGCACTCATTCAGTCACTCATGACGGGCATCCTTGCCAAACTTATCAGATACTCCTTGGCCACATCAGGCGGCGCCATGCTCGGAGCCGCCATCCCTGGAAATAAGCCGATCGATCCAGGCTCCGTTGCCGAGGCCGTTGCACCTCTCATTGCCGCGCTACTCTGGTCTTTGTATGAAGATCGAGTCAAGACCCGTCAGGCGGCCGCCATAGATATTATTACCCCACTCGCTGAGGGCAACAAATCAGCGGAAGTCACAAAGTCATGAAAACATATCTCATCTGCCTCCTTCTTGCCATTGGAATCGTTTGCCCACTCTCGACTGGGTGTGCGACGACCAAGCCAACACCTCAAGGAGCGGCCTATCTGGCCTTGTATGACACGGCACAACTGGTGGATTCCGCGATGCGCACATATGGAGTGGCATGCGCCTCAGGCAAAGTCTCGGGACCTGAGCAAGAGAAGATTGACTCGGCACATGCACGGTATCGAATTGCCTTTCGCGAGGCCGTTAAGGTGGCCCGATACAATTGGAACTCGGCCTCTCCCGCGTCGCTCATTGCCCTTTCGTCGGACATCATTCAGGCAATCGGAGCCATTAAAAAGTAACAAAATATCTCTATGGACCAGACCACTCTCACGGCTATCTCTTTGATCATCTCATCTGGAGTAAAACTCTATGCGGCTCACACCAATAAACCTGAAGGTTGGATTCCAGGCCCACAAGATTGGGCCGAGATCGAACTCTTGAGTGAAAAGAGCGCGGCGGATTACAAGCGCGAGGCACTTGCGGGAATACTTCCTCTCGAGTAAACACAAGCTAAGATGAGACTTAGGTGCATCCTGACACTCTTGATTCTCCTGGCGGGTGCCGTGTCGGGCCTCGCCGACTCACCTCCGGCGTCCGGCTCTGGGATCACCAATTTTGCATTTGAGCCGTATCTAACCTATGCGCCAGCCCAGGCTTCGACACCCAGGCCTGAATTCGGCGGAGGCATCTTGGTGATCTACAACATGTCTAAATACGCGGGCGTGGCCGTGGGCGGTGACTATCTCGGCCAGTTTTCCCTGGTATCAGGAAATGTTTCACTTAAATATCCCGTGGCCGTGGGCAAGGTGACCGTTATTCCGTTCCTGATGGGCGGATTTGGATATGCCATGTCAGGGGCCGAGAGGCGAATTTCCACAATTTCAGATGCGGGCGTGTATGCTCGATGCGGGACGCTCATGTCTGGAAATTTCAATATTGGCCTTTGCGCCGGTAAATGGAACAATGCCGGAGACTATTCCGGAGTTCGATACCACTTTTTTGCTGGTTGGAGTAAAGGTTTCTAACAATCTATGAAAAAAAATACCGTCTGCATTGCAATCTGGGCCAAGGGACATGATCGCCTTGATAAAGTGATCCGGTTTCTAACACACGGCCGTGGATCTCATGCGGCCTTTGTCCGAGGAGATGGAAAAATTGTTGAGAACTTTTATCCGAATGTGCGTGAGCGAAGCTTTAAGGTGGGTGAGCGAAAAAATGTGGAGCTCTACACCATCTCCGGCATAACGGCCCCTGAATCCGCCCGCCTTGAGGCTTGGTTTGATGCGGAATTGGGCAAAAAGCAACCCATGGCCTATTCGATTCGGAACCTTTTCAGGTATGCGATCAACTGGCCTCCGCTCAAGGGCAACAGGTCCTTTTGCTCTTCGTTTGTTCTTCGCGGACTCAGAGAATGTCTGCCTCCAGGTAAGCAGCCTCTCGCCCGCCTTGAATATACGGATTATGCATCACCTCGAGATCTGCGAATTTCTCCGCTTCTTAAGCCATACGCCCGTGAAGCGAGTCCGGCTCTAATCTGCCACGAAGCGGCGGAATGACGGAGATCTTCCATAAATAGGACTTATGGCGATAACCACTCGGCAAAATCTTATAGACTATTGTCTCAGGGGGCTGGGTGCACCTGTCCTGGAAATCAACATTGACGAGGATCAGATCTCTGACCGCGTTGATGAGGCATTTCAGTGGTATCAGACGTTTCATTCCGATGCGACCGTTCGCACATTTTATAAATATCAGATTACTCAGACGGATTATGATAATCTCTATATCACGGTGCCTGAAGCGCTTATCTATGTGTATTCGATCTTTAATGTGAACGTGAATGGTGCGTCGGGCAACATATTCTCCGTGGACTATCAGATGCACCTGAATGATTTCTACGGCCTTCGAAATCCTTCTTCGCTCATCAATTACACAATGACCAAGCAGCTTCTTTCGACGCTTGGGGTTCTCTTGAACGGCAATGATCAAGGCATCATGTTCTCGCGTCACATGAATCGAGTCACGATCAATACGGATTGGACGTCGCGCCTTAAAGTCGGGACATGGGTTATTGTGGAAGGTCTTCAGACAATTGATCCGAATGCATTCACGGATGTGTACAATGACCTGACCCTTAAGCGATATCTCACGGCGCTGCTCAAGAAGCAATGGGGTCAGAACCTTATCAAGTTTGAGGGTATGCAGCTTCCCGGAGGTGTTACACTCAATGGGCGGGCGATCTATGATGATGCCAAGGAAGAAATCAAGGACATTGACGAAACCACGCGAATGACATATTCGACTCCCGTGGACTTCTATGTAGGCTGATATCGGACGAACGTGCAAGCATTATGGGCCGCTCTAAATATTTTTCACAGAAGTTTCAGCCTGAGGCCAATCTTCTTGAGGACATTATCGTTGAGTCGATTTCCGTGTATGGATTTGAGTGCTACTACATGCCTCGAACACGGGTGTCCACGGATAGGACGCTCGGCGAAGACACGGAGAGCACATTCTCGAGTGCAATCAACATCGAGATGTATATTGAAAATGTTGATGGATATGGCGGAGACGGCGTGCTTCTATCCAAGTTTGGGATTAACATTCGACATCAGATGCGCATGGTCGTGTCTAGGCGCAGATTTGACGCGGCTCGTGGAAATCAAGTGTTTGCCAATCTTCGGCCGTATGAAGGTGACCTGATCTACATCCCGCTGGTTCACGGCCTGTATGAAATCAAATTTGTCGATCTTGAGACGCCGTTCTATCAATTCCAGAATCTGCCCGTGTACAAGATGACGTGCGAGCTGTTTGAGTATCGCGGCGAAGATCTGGCCACGGGCATCATTGAAATTGACGCGCTCCAGAATGCAAATTCACGCGAGTCATCATATCGAGTGGTGTATTCCGGGGCAAAGGTTGGATTCATACTCAATGAAAAGGTCACGCTCACATATCCTAATCCTGGGGGTGGGACAAGTGTGAGCGGGTCTGCCGAGATCACGGGCATCTTCGAAACATCCACGGATGTTCGCACAACACTTCAGCTCTCAGATCTACGATTCCCCGCCGGGGTTATACGTCCGCTTGCGACGGGTGTCACGATCACGGGCATCACTTCAGGAGTCACGGGAACAATCTCTCATGTTGTTAATCTAACGGATGGTGACACGGCCCTCTCAGACGGTAATACGGCAATGGAGAATAACGCCTTTGAGACCCGAGGCAATGACATTCTTGACTTCACGGAAACTAATCCATTTGGCTTGCCAAATGATGCATAACGAAGCATGCTATCGCAAACACATTTCTACAATCAGACGATCAAGCGAACCGTGGCCCTTTTCGGGACACTTTTCAATAATCTAACGATTGCTCGTACGGCGGATGTCGGAGGAGTCATGTCGACCACGGGAGCCATGTCAAATGTGGAACGTGTCCCGATTGCATACGGTCCCAAGCAGAAGTTTATTGCGCGAATCTCCGAGCAGCCCACGCTTGATGGGCCCAAGGTGGCAATCAAGGTTCCTCGCATGTCATTTGAGATGACGTCGATCGCATATGACTCGGCGGTTCACCTCAACCGGATGAATCGCACATTGGTCCCGATCGCGGGTGACACACTCCATGTGACGCCCGTGCTTCAATGCTCACCATATCGGATCGGGATGCAACTAAACATCTATGGAAGAAACCAAGATGATGTTCTTCAATGCCTTGAGCAGATTCTTCCAACATTTAATCCAGAATACACGGTCGTGGTCAAGGACGGAGATGCGTCTGGAGTTAATTCCAATGTGCCGATCACGCTTAATTCTATATCCATGTCGGATGACTATGAGGGTGACATAGCCGCGAGGCGAACGATCATTTACACACTCGACTTTGATATTCGTGTCCGATTCTTGGGTCCAGTTAATGCATCTCAAGGCCTTATTCGCTTTGTCGAGGCTGGTCTTGTGCCTCACACGACTCCCCTATCGGCGGAGATCGCGCCGGTCCGGGCGACCTATGCCTCTGGGACAGGATCTTCACTGGTCTTGACCTCTGCCTCAGGCATTATTGCCATTGGCGCACTGGTGTCCGGGACAAATATTCCGGCAAATACCTATGTCACGGCGACCAATGGGACCTCCACGGTCACACTCTCTGGGCCGGCGTCTGGGACCGGGTCCGGCATATTGACATTCACGCCCGTTAATCCTCCGGCCGAATATGTGCACGTGACCGTCTCGCACTCTGGATCAACACGCCTTAATACTCCGTCCGCTCCATTTCCCATACTCACGTCCGTTGACACCTTTGGATTTGATTCAGGCTTTGCTCTGCTTGGACTCACATAGACCCATGGAACCCAAGTCTCAGATCTCCGCGGCGCTTGAGGCAAATCTTCTTGAGGTGATGCCCGTTCGGCCGGCACTTCCTCCTGCGATCTTTCCGACACCTGACCGAGAGAGCCTAGTCTCGGACTCCGAGGAAGACTACAAATTTTCCAGGGCAAAACTGAAGAGCCTGATCACCAAGGCAGAGGATTCACTTGATCGCCTGATCGTGGTCGCGGATGAGGCCGAACACCCTCGTGCGTTTGAAGTGTTGGCCGGTCTACTTCAGACCACCTCGGACATGACAGGTAAACTCATGGACCTTCAGAAGCGGCGGAAAGAATTGGCCCATGATAAAGGATCTTCGGACACGACCCGATCTCCTGAAACCAAGGTCGCCGTGTTTATAGGCACCACGGCCGACCTACAGCGCCAGCTTGTTGCGGAAGGCGCGAACACACCTGATGCAAAGAGTCATTGATCCATCCAAGGTCGGCCTCGGATACAACGGGAACAGCCAGGTTAAGCGAGATGGAATCAGCCAGAATTTCACGGCCCACGAGATTGGCGAGTACAAGAGGTGCATCGCCGATCCCGCATACTTTGCCCGAACATATTGTCGGGTGATCAACCTTGACCGAGGCCTCGTCCCGTTTGACCTGTATCCGTATCAGGAGAAGATGTTTCGCCACTTCTCGGACAATCGCTTTTCCATTGTTCTTGCCTGCCGCCAATCAGGAAAATCGCTGTCCGTGGTGATGTGGCTTCTTCACTATGCCATTTTCAATCCTGATAAAACCATTGCGATCCTGGCCAATAAAGGCGCGACGGCACGTGAGATGCTCGCGCGCATAACACTGGCCCTCGAATATCTCCCATTTTTTATTCAGCCTGGATGCAAGACCTTGAACAAAGGCTCGATCACATTTTCGAACAATTCGCGGATCATTGCCGCCTCCACGACGGGCAATTCGATTCGAGGCATGAGCGTCGACGTCCTGGCGCTTGATGAATTTGCCTTTATCAATGACGCGGACACGTTCTACACGTCAACCTATCCTGTTATCTCTTCAGGTAAAAAGTCCAAGGTTATCATCACGTCCACGATCAATGGCGTGGGAAACCTGTTTTATCGACTCTGGCAAGGTGCGCTCCAGGCGGTCAATGATTTCAAGCCGTTTCGCGTTGACTGGTATGATGTTCCGGGGCGTGACGAGGCCTGGCGGCGCCAGACAATTGCCAACACCTCTGAGCTTCAGTTTGCCCAGGAATATGGAAACCAGGCGATCGGGTCCACGGATACGCTGATCACGGGAGATGCGCTTCTCGCGCTCAAGGCCTCGGAGCCGATCAGGCACCATGACTCTGGCAATCTCAAGATCTATCACGAGCCGGCCGTTGGACACTCGTATGTGATGATGGCCGATGTTGCCAGAGGGCGCGGACAAGACTATTCCACGGCCACGATCATTGACATGACATCGCGCCCGTTCTGCCAGGTCGCGTCATATCGAGACAACATGATCTCTCCGCTCATGCTGCCTGATGTGCTGGTTAAGATGGCAAAAAGGTACAACAATGCGCTTCTCATAATCGAGAACAATGATGCGGGCCTCCTGGTGTGCAATGCCGTTTACCATGAGCTTGAATATGAGAACACCTTTGTGGAATCCACGGTCAAGTCAGGTGGGATCGGTGTCACAATGACCAAGCGGGTAAAGCGCACGGGATGCTCAAACCTCAAGGATCTGATCGAGGCCAGAAAGCTTGAGATCCTTGACCTTCACACGATCCAGGAGCTCACGACCTTTGAATCAAACGGCGAAAGCTATGCGGCGGCCGATGGATGTCATGACGATCTGGCCATGAATTTAGTCCTTTTTGCCTGGTTTTTATCCACGCCGTTCGCCGAGCTTGGCGACAATGCCTTCAAGGAGATGCTTTTTGCCGAGAAACTCAAGGCAATGGAGGATGACATGGTTCCTCCGGGCGTGTTTCACTCTGATCCTGAAGATAAGCCTGAGTCAAGCAGGATCTATGAGGATATGGTTGCCCGAGAGCAGGCATGGGCCACGCTCTAGAAATGCCTTGAATCATAAATATGTGTCAGTGAAGAGTGTTCTTATCATGCAACTTATCACATCCGGCAACATCATATCTAACTAAAACTTATGTTTCAAGTATCACCAGGCGTACAGGTCAACGAGATTGACATGTCAAACGTCATTCCGACCGTTTCCACCTCAATCGGCGGATTTGCCGGCATTTT